ATGGAATGGTGGTGGCTCAACTGTAACCAACACCAGCGGGACAATATCAGCACAAGTAAGAGCAAACCCCACTGCTGGCTTTAGCGTGGTGACTTATACGGGCACAGGTTCAGCGGCTACTGTTGGTCATGGGTTGGGCGTTGCTCCTAGCATGATTATCGTTAAGAACAGGAACACGGCTTCATACGGCTGGTTCGTGTGGCACACGGCATTCGGCGCAGCAGGTAATACCGACTACATCAATCTAAATCTGACCGACGCAAAAGGCTCGGGTGGCGCGGTGTCAATGTGGAACACCACCATGCCGACATCATCTGTGTTCTCACTTGGCACTTATGCTGGCGTGAACGGCAATACAAACACCTACGTAGCCTACCTATTTGCCGCAGTAGCTGGATACTCTGCATTTGGTAGCTACACAGGCAATGGCTCTGCTGACGGGCCTTTTGTGTACCTTGGATTTAGGCCAAAGTATGTATTGATTAAATCATCAGTAGTTTCTGGTGGAACATGGGTGGTGTTTGATTCAGCAAGAAGTACATACAACGTAACAGGTGAAAAATTAGCACCAAATACCGCTGATTCAGAAAACAGCGGGGCTACGGGTATTGCTGGTGGCGTTGATTTTCTTTCAAACGGATTCAAGATTCGATTAAGTTGGGGTGACATAAACACCTCAAACACCCTAATCTATGCCGCCTTTGCCGAAAACCCATTCAAGAATTCTTTAGCGAGGTAACTCATGTTTTTACTCAACGGCTCACCACTCCCTCTCGACACACCCTTTCAAATAGATGGCACATCTTTCCCTGCAAACTGGCTACGCTTGACCAGCATTGCAGAGAAGAATGCTGTCGGCATTACAGAAGTACCTGATGTAACAGAAACCTACGATTCGCGCTTTTATTGGGGTGTAGACAATCCCAAGCAACTAGATGACCTCACTGTCACACCAGAAGAAGGTGACCCATACACACAGCATGGACTCAAACACCAGTGGATTGCACAGGTCAAAGATACCGCCAACAAATTGCTGGCTCAGTCTGACTGGATGGTGATTCGCAAGGTTGAGCGAAGTGTGGACATACCCGCTGACACTGCGACATACAGGGCGGCAGTGATTGCTGAATGCACAAGGCTGGTGACTGCCATTCAAGGCTGTGCTGATGTACCCGCATTGATTGATGTTGTAACTGCACAAGGATGGCCAGCATGACACCAATTGAAGCTCGGGTAGATACGCACGAGGCCGTGTGTGAGCTGCGCTATGAGAGCATCAACGCTCGGCTCAAACGCATTGAGCAGATCCTGATCGGCAGCTGCGCGGCAATCATTGGCATGCTGATGACGCTGGTGTTGAAGCTGTGATGCATCATGCCGCTAACCATTGCACTGGCAGCTGTTGCCTTGGTGAAGAACATCCGGGAAGGGTGCGAACTTTACAAGCAGGCAAAGGAATCCTTTGTCGAAATAAAGGAAACCTATGACGAAGTTGCTGGAATTGCTCAAGAGGTACACGGGTTCCTTGGCCCAATCATTGCGTTTTTCAAGGGAAAAAGTAAGCCTGCAAAGCCGACTCCTGTGGCTGCACGCGCAAAGAATAAGTCTAAGTTCGTTGCTGTTGATGAGACAAAAATTAAAGCAGATATCGTCCAGCATCTCAGCGAGTTTTTCACGCTTCAAGAAAAACTAGCGGCCAAGATCAGACTTGAGGAGGAGCAGAGCAAGACAGTCTATGACCCCGACCAGAACCACAACATCGCTGCCATGAACCGAGTGCTGGCGCTGCAGCAGATGTCTGAGCTGGAGATTGAGATCAGAGAGATCATGGTGTACCAGACCCCCGGCATGGGTGCCTTGTACTCCGAGGTCTTCAAGATGAGAGAAGTCATCAAAGAGGAACAGGAAAAAGCCAGACTAAAACAAGAGGCACAAAAGCGGGAAGCAGCATGGCAACTCAGGCAAAAGGAAAGAGATCTGCAAGCCAAGCTCGCGGTGGTAGTAGTGACTACCCTATTCCTCCTCTACCTGTGGTTGTGGCTCCTCCTGATCGGTCGCTGGAGCAAGACATGATGGGGTGGATCGCGGCCTGTCTGCTCGCTGGGCTGATGCTGCCGCTGTTGGCCATGCTGTACCTCGACGTGTTGGAGACAAAGAACGAGGCCAAACAGCAGTTGGAGAAGGTGGAGAAACTTAGACGGCAAGTGGAACAACAAAGGAAAGGAAAGAGTGATGACTAAGCAGCTTGAAAAAGGATCAATGTACGACCAGTTTGACACCAACCATGATGGTGTTGTGACTGATGACGAGCTGGCCAAGAGCGAGCGCATGATGCAGATTGAGAACATGGACAAGCTGGCCGACCAGCAGCGTGTCATGGCATGGGTGGCCATGGGCCTGCCCTTCCTGATCATCATGTTCTTGTGCCTGCCATACATTACTGACGCACGGGTGCAGCTGGTGATGGGCTTGGCCACAACCTTTGCCGCTGCGATGGGCACCATCGTGGTCGCCTTCATGGCAGCCACTGCCTACATTCGCGGCAAGATGAACGATGCTTAAGCTGGCCATCGCTGCTGCCATGCTGGCGGCTGCCTTTGCGTCTGGCTTTGCTGTGCAGGGCTGGCGCAAGGATGCAGAGATTGCTGCGATTGAGGCAGCCAACGCGGCTGCTGTGGCCGCTGCCACTGCGCAGGCCATGGAACAAACCACCGAGATGCAAAGGAAAAAAGATGACGCACTACGACTCGCGGCAAAGCGTGCTCAAGACAATGCTGCCGCTGCTGCTGCTGCTCGCGCTGAGCGTGACGGGCTGCGCAACCAGATCAACACCGCCACCAGCGCCCTGCCCACAGCTACCTGCGCCTCCAGCAGAGACTACGCCGCCACCGCCGCAGCCTTATTCGACCAGTGTGCTGCAGCTCTTGAAGAGCTGGCGACAAAAGCTGATGGACACGCCACTGATTCAAGAACCCTGACCAACTCTTGGCCAACAACTGAAAGGAAACCATGAACCTGACCGCCAATTTTTCCCTGCATGAGCTGACCAAGTCAGAGACAGCCCTGCGCATGGGCTTTGACAATACACCCGGTGAAGCTGAGACTGAAGCCCTGCGCCTGCTGTGCGAAAAGGTGCTGCAGCCGGTGCGCGACCATTACGGCAAGGGTGTCAAGGTGAACTCTGGGTTCCGCAGTCCTGAGTCGAATGCAGCGGTCGGAGGGTCGAAGACCTCAGACCATTGCCTTGGCCGAGCAGCCGATATTGAGATCCCCGGCGTGGCCAATGCCGATCTAGCGCAGTGGATCATGGACAACCTTGAGTACACGCAACTCATTCTTGAGTTCTACACGCCCGGCATTCCAGACAGCGGCTGGGTGCATGTCTCATACGATCCAGCCAACCTCAAAAAGCAAGAGCTCACCGCCACCAAGGTGGCAGGTAAGACTCAATACTTGCCGGGCTTGGTAGCTTAACCCTGCGATGCACCCAGCGCTTTGATGCGCTGGCTGTAGCTGGCTGTGTGCCTGATCCGCTTGACCATGTCAATGCGTCCGATGGTGTCTTCGTTGGCCAAGCGCAGTTCTTTCAGCGCGGTCATGCGCTCGCGTGCAGGCCGCTTGCCAGCTCTGGCTGTCTTGTCGGCCAGATCTTCGTAGGCATCTGCCCACTGATCCAAGTCCTCATGGATTGAGAAGGCCTCTTCTTTGCCGGGCACCATCAACGCATAACCAAACCGCGCCACGGTATCAGCAGGCTGCAGCTCTTCAGCTTCAGCTTGCACTGTCACCAGCTCTGGCTCAACCGTGTCGGCCAGCGCGGCTTCAATGATGACCGGATCGCTGGTCTGCACAGGTATGGCCACCGGCTCCGGCTTGGCCACCAGATCCAACGGGTTGGCTGGCTTGGCCACTGGCCGTGGCTTGGCCTCATCAGGATAGTCGGCTGCCTCTTCAGCGCTGATCAAGCCTTTGAGCACATCAGGAAAGGCATCGCGCAGCGCAAAGCCGCGAGCTCGCATTTGCATCATGCGTTTCGGATATGCCGACCACGGGCCCTGCTTGCCCCACAGGCCAGCTCGCTTGGCATCTTCGACGCTGAACTTGGCAACCACTGGCTTGCGATTTTTTCGCTTGGCCACGCAAACGGCCACCGGGTTGGGTGTGCCTTCGTTCTCAAAATATTCTTCGACATCTTCACAGACTGCGCTGGCCTGCACAAGCGCCATCATTGCATCGCCGTACACGCTGGGCTTGCCGTTGATGACGGCGATGTTCTGCAACGCCTGCATGGGTGCCAGCCCCATCTCATAGCCCCACTGCACGCAGACCAGAATGTCTTGGGGCTTGCCTTGGTAGGCCTTGGGCACCATACTGGAGCTGGCCAGCATGTCGCTGAATTGGATGGCCTCGGTCAGCGTTGCTGGCGCAAAGCCTCGGTTAGTGGTGGTTAGTTCCATTTGGTTCTCTCTCGGTTAAGTAGGTTTGCATGGTGGTGAAGATCAGGTTGGCCATGGCCTCAACAAAGGCCTCGGCTTGTGGCACGGTGCAGTCGGTGGCATTGAGCATGGCCACGACAGCTGCTTCGTAGGCCTGCTGCATGTCGGGCCTGCCTTGCAAGTTCAAGACCGCTCCTTGATGGTCAGCGTGGACTGGCGCACCGAGTAGGCTTCCTTGGCTGGCACCAAGCGCTCTGGCGCGGCCTTGTAATTGCGCATGGGCCAACTGATGACGTACTGGCCAGCACGGCCACGCTCAGCCTGCCCCATCAGTTCTTTGAGCTGCTTTTCGTTGTTGTCAATGGTGGCCTCGGCTTCGCGGATCACAGACTTGGCAGCCAGCAGCTGCTCAGCCAAGCGCTCGGCCTGCATGTCGAGGCTGATCTCTTCCTTGGCCGCAGCCTGCGGGAAGATTCGATCCATCTCCTTGCTTGACTGTGGCGGGTACCAATCGATTGCGCCGCTGTCACGGTAAGTCTGCAGCTTGTGCTCAAAGGCCAGCACAGCTTTGATGATTGCTTTTTGGGTTTCGTCATGCGGGGCAAACAGGAACACGCGCAGCTCAATGCCTTGGTACAGCACGCAGACCGCACCCCACTTGTGGCCGGTGATCAGCATCTGGCCTTGCAGCTGGATGGGGCCGCGTGCAAGGTGTGGCACATCTTCGGGCATGGTTTTGGTGAGCTTGGCTTCCAGCACGCCGGGCCCGTTCAGAATGATTGAGTCTTGGCCAACCACATACAGGCCCTTGTCGGGGTCGGTAAAGATCTCTTGGCCAAGCCCGTAGCCAATGCCGTCCAGCGAGCACGACAGGGCGACAGCGTTGTGGGTGTATGCATGCCCGATTTGCGTGTCGTAGTCGGTGAGCCCCAAGCGCTTGGCTGCTTCGATCAGGATCACCGGCTCCAGCGTGTTGCCCCAGCCCATGGCCTCATTGCCAATGTCGGGGCGCTCTTTGCCGTCGATGGCGTTGATGCTGAACTGCAGCTCATCGTTGGGTGTGCTGTACTTGCTGAACCCCATGAGGCCGGGTAAGCGCGATGCGCTCATTGCTTTGTCGTCGGTCAGTTTGCCTGCCATTTAATTCTCCTGTAGTTGATAAACGCGCACCACTCTGGCATGCGCTTGGGGGTGATTGGCCTCAACAAGGCCAACCTTGACGAACTGTTTGGTGCGGAAGACCGCGCCCAAGACAGATGGGTGGAGGTGCGCGGGGATCTGAACCCGCTCGCGCACATCGTTGATGCTGACACTGCCATGCTGGCGGCAGACCTCGGCAGCGACCACCCGGCACCGTGCCAAGAAGTCGGCATCGCGCTGCTCAAACAGGTCGAGCTGCGCATCTCGGATGATCTGGCCAACCTTCATACGAAGATGATCACAACCAGCGCGATGGCTGACACCACATACAGGGCCATGTCGGCAGCTGCGGCTGCTCTGATTTCGAGCTTGTGTGGTGGTGGCAGCAAGGCACGCTGCAGGCGCAGCATGTCAGGGTCTGATTCTGGGGTGAGGGCAGGCTCATGAGCTGAGCCGATGATCACTTTGCCGGTGTTAAATTTTTGTTTCATGGTTTCGCTCCTTAAATGCGTTTCAAGAGGTTGGACACCTGACTGGCGTTCCAGTTGGTGTTGCCGCGTGGTGTGGCCACGCCGCGTGCTTGCAGGGCTGCTGCGATGTCGCGCATGGTTTCGGCACCAGACTTGGCGATGATGTCGCGCACGATGGGGCCAACGCGCTCAGCGTACCTATCGGCCTTGGCTTGGATCTTGGCCACACCGATGGCTGAGCCGATCTGGGGTGTGGGGCAGCCAAGGGTGCGGCCCTGTGCTTTGACCTGCGCCAGCGCTGACTTGGTGCGCTCGCTGATCTTGCGTGCTTCCCACTCGGCAAACACGGCCATCATTTGAAGGAAGGTGCGGTCGGCTTCGGGCATGTCGGCGCACACAAAGGGCACGCCGGACTCAAGCAGGCCAGAGATGAAGTGCACGTTGCGTGCAAGGCGGTCGAGCTTGGCGATCACCAAGGTGGCCTTGGCCTTCTTGGCGGTGGCCAGCGCAGCGGCCAGCTGCTCGCGGTCGTTCTTGCGGCCAGACTCGACCTCGGTGAACTCGGCCACCAGCTCGGCAGCGGCGATGTGCTTGGCCACAGCTGCACGCTGGGCATCAAGGCCGAGGCCTGACTGGCCTTGGCGGTCGGTGGAAACGCGGTAGTAGGCGACGTATTTGGTGGTCATGTTCGGATCCCCTTACTTGGCCAGCTTGCGGTAAAGAGCCTGAGCTTCTTCGCTCAGATCGTCAACGTAAGCATCAAAGCGTCCGAGTAATTCATCTCCGGAAACATCGTCGGAGAGTACGTTGTACAGGCTCCAAAGCTCGGCACCAGCATCATTGATCTTGCTGGCTTCGTGGAGGCGGTCTGCAATGTGGATCATGTTGAACTCCTTTGCGTGTCATCTACGCGTTGAACATGAGCGAACTATATCACGATTTGTATATCGCTTTGGAAGTACCCAAACCAAGTATTTTCTAGGGATTTACCCTAATACAACACATTTGGCTGGGTGGGCGGTATCAGGTAGATATACACTCGCCACCCATGAAACCTAAACTCAAACCTTTTCTCATGCGCTTGCACCCTGCCACACGGGAGTTGCTTGACAAGGCAGCTGTTGACCAAGGCCGCAGCGTGTCATCGTTGATTGACCAGTGTGTGCGTGAGCAGCTCGCGCCCCGCTACGGTGAGCTTCAGCCCCGGCTGCAGCGGTTCCTATCAGGAGTGCGCCAGCCATGAGCAAAGCCGAAGCACACAAGTTGTTGGACAGGGTGCGTGAAGGCCGACCTGTACCGCTGTACCTGATTGAGCTGGCGCTGGTGGCCACGGGCGACAAGCCTGCGGAGCTCGGGCCATGAATGAAACCATATTGGCACTGGACTTGGGCACCACCACGGGCTGGGCATGCAGGCCCATGGACGGCAGCATTGTGCATGGCTGGGCCAGCTTCAAACCCGGCAGGTACGAGGGTGGCGGCATGCGCTACCTGCGCTTCAAGCAGTGGCTCAGTGAGCTCAAAGGCACTGTGGGTGGCGAGCTGCAGGCCGTGTACTTTGAGGAGGTGCGCAGGCATGCCAGCACTGACTCAGCGCATGTCTACGGTGGGCTGATGGCCACGCTGACCAGCTGGTGCGAGCACCACAAGATCCCTTACCAAGGCGTGCCGGTGGGCACGATCAAGAAGCATGCGACGGGCAGGGGCAACGCAGGCAAGCAAGACATGGTTGAGGCCATGCAGCTGCTTGGCCATCCTGTCACTGACGACAACGAGGCAGACGCGCTGGCGCTTTTACACTGGGCATTGGAGGTGCAATCATGTTGATGACTGTTTTTTGGGTGGTAGCACTCATGTTGCTGGGTTCCTTGCTGACCCTGCTTGTGCTGTGGTTGATGTTGAAATTCTTGGAGCAAAAATGATGCATGTCAGCTACGTCAAGCTATTTCGCGACGATGAGGGCACCGTGCGTGACAGCCAAGAGGCCAACGGTGAGATACGCAACTT